CAGACATCCACGACGCAAAGGTGACTGTGATCTTTGAAGTAATAAACACAACTGAGACTGTGTCTCTTGACATAACAATCTCGAGGGTAAGATAAATGGCTATCCAACCGACTGACTTAGATTTTAACGATATTAAGTCAAGATTAAAAGAATACCTTAGACAACAGTCTGAGTTCTCTGACTACGACTTTGAAACTTCAGGTCTGTCTAATATCTTGGACGTACTCGCATATAATACTCATATTAACGGGTTGATCGCTAACTTTGCGTTGAACGAATCATTTCTGAATACCGCTCAGCTTCGTTCTTCTGTCGTGTCTCATGCAAATATCTTAGGATACATCCCACGATCAAAGACTGCTGCTCGCGGTGCTGTAAACTTATCTGTCACAGTCTCGAGCCCAAGTCGTCCATTCACGATCAGCCTTCCTCCTTATACTAAGTTTTCAGCTGAGATAGATGACGTTACATACGTATTCCAGACATGGGAACAATATACTGCAACTGATGATGGAGGCGGCACATATACGTTTGTAAACTCAAGCGGATCAGAAAATATCGAGATCATTGAAGGTACAATTCGCACGAAAACATTCCTTGTTGGAGAGGTTAGTGAAGAACAGGTTTATGTGATACCTGACGACACGATTGACACTTCTACGATTAAGGTGAATGTATATCAATCAGCAACTTCAGATGAGTTTGATACTTATACGAGCTTGACTTCAACGATACGAATCGATTCTACATCAAAGATATACCAAGTCAAAGAAGCACCGAACGGGTTCTATGAAATAATCTTTGGAGACGGAAGCGTATTAGGTCAATCTCCTGTTGCTGGAAATAAGATCGTCATTACATACATCTCTACGTCAGCTCGGGCTGCGAATGGCGCGTCTATCTTTTCGGCTCAGAATGACGTCGACGTTGATGGCACAGATTATACTTTGAACACGAGTACTGTTACCGCTGCTGCCGGAGGAAATGATAAAGAGACTATCGCTTCTATCAAAAAGAATGCGTCGATCGCCTTTGCATCTCAACAGCGTATGATTACGGCAGAAGACTATAGAGCCCAGATCCTTGCTAACTATTCTTCTTATGTAAGAGATGTTGCAGCGTGGGGTGGACAAGATAACGTTCCTCCAGTCTATGGTCGAGTGTATGTGGGATTAAAGTTCGTAGATGGTCTGACTGCATCTCAGCAACAAAGTGTAAAAGATAGTATCGTAACAAACTTAACGAATAACCTAGCGATTATGTCTATCGATACTGTGTTCTCTGATCCTGAGACATTGTACCTCGAACTGAATACTTTCTTTGACTTCGATCCTAACTTGACTAACATCACTGCGGCTGCAGCTGAAGTAACCGTACAAAATACGATTAACAACTATTTTGCAAATAACTTAAATACGTTTGATGCAGTATTTCGTAGATCTAAACTATTGACTGTAGTAGATAATACTTCTCCTGCGATACTTGATTCTCGCATGAATGTACGGGCTCAATTACGTATTACTCCTGTAATTGGTAGTCTGACTAACTATTATGTAGCATTCCCGATGGAGATCGCTGACCCAGACGACGTGAACTATGTTGTAGAATCTTCTCGCTTCACGTACAGAGATCAAGCGTGTGTGATTCGTAACACTTTAAAAACGAATACATTGCATATCGAAAACCTTGCTTCTGGTAGTATCATACTTGACAATATCGGCTCTTATGATGCAGCGACTGGTGTCTTACAACTCATATCATTTAATCCTGAGTCTATCGTCGGTGAACAACTGAAGCTCAGTGTTTTACCGGCAAACCAAGCAACGGTCAGACCTCTCAGAAACTATATCATCAACATTGATACAACGACTTCTTACTCGAGAGCCACCATCGACTATCAGAATACAAAGGCATCGATCTAAAAGATGAGTCACTCAGTAGAAGACCTGAATAGGAGAAACCTAAGCTTCTCGAGAAGCAAGGTTCGTGAAGTCCTGCCTGAATACTTTCAGGAATCTTATCCTACGCTCATCACGTTCTTAGAAAAATATTATGACTACTTGCAAGGCGAAGCTGATGATGCGTTTAAGACTCAGATCAATCGATTGTTTGTTGCAAGAGATCCAGAACAAAACTCAACTGAAGAGCTTGACCTTCTCTTAAATGAGATAGGAGCTGGTTTAAAGTCTGCTTCTTTCTTCAGTCGTCCTCGATTGATGACTGCGTTACTCTCACGCTTCTATCGAGTCAAAGGTTCTCTTGTTTCGATCGAAGGCTTCTTTCGCGGGTTCTTCGGAGAAGAGGTAGCTGTCATCTATCCGAAGAGAGACCTGTTCGTTGTCGGAGAATCTCATGTAGGTCATGGCGACTTGAAGAGGATTCAAAACAATGCTAGGTATCAACTCAGATCTTTAGTATATAAGACAGGCCTTTCTGTTCAAGATTGGCAAGACCTTTATGTCAAGTTTGTTCACCCGTCTGGTTTTTACTATGAAGGTGAATTAGAAACTATAGGCACAAAAGAATTTGGATTGAGTTCAACATCAGTCAATCCGCTTGAATCTGATGGTAACCCAATCATTTTGTCAACTGGAGATGGTGCTATCGCTACTCCGTTTACGCAGATCGTTGCTCGTTATGACTCTGATGGAGATGCGGTCAATGACTTTGTGTTTACTGTCGATCAGCCGATCAGCGCATTCGATAGTATTACTTTGACAAGCTTGAGCAGTTTGTACACCAGCGTGGCAGAGATCCTTACGCCGAACTCATTCACGTTTGACGACAGCGCGAACCCAGGTCCGGACTTCTCTATGTCGCTCGAGACGATGGACAACGCAATGTATACTCGTTATTTGAGCGATTCAACTTATTGATATAAATACAGACAGATTCTGAGGTAAAAACATGTCAAGACAAGCGATCAGTACAGGTACAAGTGCCAACGACGGTACAGGTGATACCCTGCGCACTGCCGGACAAAAGATCAATCAAAACTTTGCAGAGCTTTACGCCTTCCTTGGAGGTGGAGATAGTAGTGCAGTCTCTTCAGGCATTCACCTTGAAGACAGTGCACTCGTCTTTGAAGGTTCTTCTACTGATGACTATGAGACAAGACTTGGCGTAGTGAACCCTACAGCCGATAGACAAGTTTTGATCCCCAACTCCAACGGCATCGTCGTCTTAGACGTTACTACTCAGACGTTAACGAATAAAACGCTGACTTCTCCCACGATCCAGACTCAGATCAATGGTACTGGTGGAGGAGAGATCATCAAGTTATCAGATGCTGGTGCTTCTGCTGTGAACGAGATTACTGTGCATAACGCAGTGTCTGGATCTCCTGTGCAGATCACTGCGACTGGTAATGATGCCAACATCAACATGCGGCTCGAAGCAAAAGGTACTGGCTCAGTACGAGTGAAAAAGCTTGCTGTCGCACCAGCCGCAAGTATGACTGCTAGCGGTTTGATTGATTCATCTTCAGGCTATATCATCTTTGACGCATCAAGCGGTATTGCTGTCTCATTGGGAAATGGAACTACTGTAGGCGAACAAAAGATATTTACGAATAAGAATACTGGAGTTGCAACTGTGACTCCTGCAAACTTTGCTCAGGGCACATCATTTGCACTTGCTCAATATGATGGGTGTACAACGATTTGGGACGGATCTAATTGGTACCTCGTTGGTAACCAAGGTGAGATAACGATTGCATAAAGAAGGATAAATTAAATGGCAGCAATCATCACTAACGCATTTCGTAAAAAGATCGCGAATGATCTTTTGAACGAGATCTTGAACTCTGTGGATAGTAACGAATACTATATCGGCATTGGAAAGTCTGACGCATGGGATTCTTCAGACACCGCGGCCACTCCTATTCGTTCTCTTCGCGAAGAGAGACTCGCAAGATCTAATTTACAGTCCGTAAAGCAAGTTGCTAGCGATGCAGCATCATTTGTCATCCCACGATACAACTGGACATCTGGTACTGTTTTTTCTGGCTATGATGACAACTACACTGGTATCCCAACAAATAGCTACTATGTGTTGACTGAAAATAACGACGTTTACCTTTGCCTTCAGCAAGGTAAAGATACTGAAGGTAACATCGTTCAATCTACTGTGCTTCCTGACTATTCGGCCGGAGCTGATCACGTCCCTGCTGGTATCAGAGATAAGACAGAAGCTTTTAAGAATACTGACGGTTATGTGTGGAAGTACATGTATTCTTTGAGCCCAACGAAAGCAAGTAACTTCTTATCTTCTGGTTTTATGCCTGTTCAGTTTGTGGAAGAATCTGCAGGAGATCCTGCAATCTCATCAGACCTCTATAAACTCTATCAAGCTCAAGTCAAAGAAGCTGCTGTATCTGGACAAGTGTTAGGAATAGCCCGCACAAGTGGTGGCACTGGTTATAGTTCTGCTCCTACAGTAATCATTCGTGGTAATGGAGTTAATGCTGCAGCGACTGCTACGATCTATAACGGTTCAGTCGTAAAGATCGAGATGAACAATGAATCTGCTGCGCTTGGTAGCGGGTATGATTATGCGAGCGTAGTGTTTAGTGGTGGTAGTCCAACTTCTCCTGCAGTAGCAAGAGCAATCATCGGACCTCAACAAGGCATTGGTTATGATCCTCGTTCTGAGATGAAAGCCACTTCATTGATGATTACTGCTAAACCAAATGGTGCTGAAGGCGGAGATTTTATCGTTGATCAAGACTTTAGACAGATCTCTTTGTTCAGAAACTTAGAGTTCAAAGACTCAAGCGCGATCTATGATCTTCCTACAGGTATGGCGTTAAAGTCTCTCAAGATGTCTGCTTCAACGGGGTTTGTCAAGGACCTCTTGATTTCAGGAGACTCGGCATCCGCATATATAGATTACATCGATGATAGCAACAATATCTTCTATCATCAAAATGAAAAAACTGGATTTGGAACATTTGCGAATAACGAAGTCGTTACGGGTGCAGGCGGTGCAACTGGTACGATCGCTGCTGCAAATGGAGCTATCGATAGCGCAGGAAGAGGTGCACCAGTCGATGCATTCTCAGGTGAACTAATCTATGTTGAAAACAGAGCTCGAATCTTGAGAAGCACTTCTCAAACTGAAGACATTAAAGTTGTCTTAACATTCTAAGGTAAGTAGATGGCAACACTTCTGAATACTGATACTTTTGCGACGACGTATAAAGATGACTATCGCGACAGCGATAATTACTATCGTATATTATTTAATGCTGGTAGGACTCTTCAAGCAAGAGAACTTACTCAGATGCAGACGATCATCCAAAAAGAGATGGGTCGTTTTGCCCGTAACATCTTTAATGAAGGCGCAGTCGTAAACCCAGGCGGTGTTACCATCAATCGTTCGATTGAGTACATCAAGCTTGACAAAGGTTCGACCTTACCAGCTGGAGTTGATCTCCTAACGGTAAGCAATAGTTGGTCTACGGCAGATGGCACCATCTCGTTTAAGATCTTGAGAGTTGAAGACGCAGTTGCTAGTGATGATTGGGGCGCAACGCTCTACATCAAGTATACTGACACGTCGGCAGCTAGCGCTGGTGCTACGACCATTCGAGTCCCTGATGGTACAGACATCTCAAACGGTACATACACGTTTACGTCATATGGCAGCGCTTCGACTGGTCAAGGTTGTTTGGCTGGTGTTGCTCCTGGCGAATACTTCACGAAAGATCACTTTGTCTTTGCTGAAGCTCAGACTCATTTTGTAAGTAAGTACACGAATAATCCTACTGCGGACTTAGGTTTTAAGGTCGTAGAAGATGTGATTACTGCCATCGACGATGATGGCTTGTATGACAACCAAGGTGTAGTGCCTAATACTTCTGCTCCTGGTGCAGATCGATATCGTATTCGATTGATCCTTACTACGAGAGACGAAGTTGATTCTGCAGATAACTTTGTGTTCATCTCTCGTATCGTTAACGGTGTGCAATCTATCACTGCTGCTGGCTTTAGTGATTATAATCAGATCAACGAAATCCTGGCTCTTCGTACGAAAGAAGAATCTGGAGACTATATCGTCAAGAACTTTACTGCCAAGATGGAATCCTATAATGATTCTAACTTGCTGTTAAACGTCACTCCCGGTATTGCATATGTAGACGGCTATCGTATGGAGACGCCGTTAACTCGTATCATCGTACCAAAAGCAGATGATACGACTACGATTACTGGTCGTAATGTGACGGCTCAGTATGGTAACTATGTACTTGCAGATACATCGAGCGGCATTCCTGACATCAACGAGTATGAGTTAGTATCGCTTTACAATGCAGTAACTGCAGGCGGTACAGCGATTGGTACTGCTCGAGTTCGTTATGGTGAACGCTTTGCCGGCGACATTCGTTACTACTTGTTTGACATCCAGATGAATGCTGGTCAAAGCTTTGCTTCGGTGAAGAGCTTTGGTAGTAGTGGTACAAACTATGTTAACGTCAAACAGACAGATGGCATTGCTGTATTGTACAATACGGGCAATAACTCGCTGTTATTCCCTCTCTCGAATACTCGTCCCACCACGACTGGTGTGACTGTCAACTCGTTGATCGTTCAACGCAGATACCAAGATACGGCTAACGGTTCAGGCGAGATTACCATATCCTCAGTTTCTTGGGGTGGTTCAAGCTTTACCTTTACTGATCCAGGTGATTGGATCGTTGCTGCAACGACTGGTGCCGTCGTAAGTCCTACGTTCGGCGCAGCAGGCGGTAGTACGATGGTGATCAGCGGATTGACTGCTGGCGTTTCTTATGAGATCTATGCAAAGATCGATATCTCAACTCCAACATTCAAGGCAAAGACGATCACTGATCGTACCGAGACTTTAAACTGGACACCAGGCGGTGGTGATATCGAATCAGACGGCTCTGGACTCTGGTACATGCACCTCGATCGTTCAGACGTATATAAAGTTACCTCTATTAGAGAGACTGACTCAGACGGTCGCGACCTCTCTCCTCTGTTCGGGATTGATAACGGTCAACGCGATAACTTCTATGCACGCGGTAGAATCATTCGTAAGACTGGCACAAACGTTCCTACTGGTAACGTCTTTGTACGTTATAAGTACTTTGCACATGGTACTGGACACTTCTTCTCTGCCAACTCATATAACGGTGTTCCTTATTCAGAGATCCCGTACTATCGTAAGAACGATGGTCAAAACGTATTCTTGGCAGACGTACTCGACTTTAGACCAGTACAAGACTCAAACGGAACATATCCTAGCCACGATGAAGACTATGTGGTTCACTTACCTGAGAACCAGACATCTATCGACACTGATGTTGTCTACTATATGCCGCGTAAAGATCGCTTGGTCCTTCGTAGAGAAGAGGCAGCGATTAAATCTAATCGTGCAGAAATAAAGTACATTCAAGGTGTATCTTCTTTACAGCCTACAGTGCCTGATATTCCTGTTGGGTCCATGTTGATCTATGAATTCAACTTGAATGCGAATACACTGGGTGAATCAGACCTTTCATTCAGCTCGATCAAGAACCTTGGTTATACGATGCAAGACATCGGTCGCCTTGAGCGTAGGTTGAGTAAGCTTGAAGAGCTTACTTCTTTGACCTTACTTGAAAATGCAGCTCAGACTGAATTGGTACTTGACTCTGATGGTCTACCTCGTACAAAGTCTGGATTCTTGGCAGACAACTTCTCAACGTCAATCTTTGCAGACTATATCCCTGGAAGATATCGCGCTTCGATCGACACTGATGAACAACAG